GGCGTACTGTCAGAAATGGAAGAACGATTTCCACAAGTTAATCCTTCGCCTGATGACACAATCGAAAAGATCATGTACCGCTCTGGTCAACGTTCTGTTGTGGAGTGGTTAGTAAACCGACTCGATAACAACGATGGCTAAACGTATTAATCTAAAGTTTTCGGAACTATCTAAAGAAGTTAAGGAAAAACTTATTAAAAAGGCAGGCGGTGATAAAAAAAATGCACAAGCAATGCATTCCGCCATGCGTATATTGGAAGGCAAGAAATCAGCAGACAATATAACAAAAGAAGAGAAGGTTGCTGCGCTTAAAGTGGTATCTAAGGATGGTAAGGTTTCTTCTGCAGATGTCAAAAGGCTTGACCAGATAGGTGTTAAACCCAAAAAGATTGAAAGCTTTACTGAAAAAACAGATACTGCTGGTGGTAAGAATGCAGCTAAGGCACTAGAGAAAATTAAACAAAAGCCCAAAACTGAAAATACTGACCCACCTCAACAGCCTGACCCACCTCAACAGCCTGACCCACCTCAACAGCCTGACCCACCTCAAGAACCTGGAACTCCTCCTCCTCCCTTTCCTGGAACGTTTCCATTCCTGCCTACACCGCCTATTCCACCACCACCACCAAAAGATCCTGAAAGAGTAACTGGTGATGGTAAATGGGTCGGTGATGGTTTTGATGCTGAGTTAAAAGGAGATGAAGAGACTGGTAAGATTGACTTTACTTTTGACAGAGTAGGTTTTGCATTTGATGATGATGATTCAAGACTAGGATTTACAGTTGATCCTGATACTGGTATTGCTTATAAAACCTATCAAAAAGGCAAGGACAAAGATCGTTACTTTCTTAAAGTAGGTAATTTGCCTGGTACGAGAGTTCCCGGTGGTTCTCCTCAAGATTACATAAAGATGGTTGACTATGATGCATCCGTTGAAAACTATTCTCCTACAGATAGCCTTGCTATTGTTCAGTCAGTGACAAGAGGGAAAAAGGGTAAGATTAAAGATGTCACGTTTAAAGACATCAAGGTTAAAAGAAAAGAATACAATGCCGATAAGTTTAGGACAGAAAAACGTAAGCAGTTATACGCTGAGCGAGGTTTATTAAATGACGAAGGCAATATAAAAAAGAATGCTGTTGTTAAAAAATATAGTGACGGCTCAGATGTCAAGACTAATAGCGACGGAACTCTGAAACGATTGACTTTAAATAGCAACGGTGATTTTGTAGAAACTGATACGAAATATCCTTCAGCTATTAAAGAAAATAGTTTTAGTGATTTGTTGGAATCGTCAACAGGTCTTGCTATTGGTCGTAGTTCTCCTACACGTGAGCAAAGACTGGCGTCTATTAAAACAAAGACTAATATGTCTATCCCTTCGTTTAATAGATCACAACGTGATTCATATATTCAACAAGGCAAATCTCAATTTCAATCCTGATTAAATGACTGCTAAAAGTAGATATGATTATTTGAGTAGCGAACGAGATCAATTCCTTCAGCAAGCGATTCAGTCTGCTGAGTTAACTCTTCCCTATCTTGTAAAGCGTGACGGAGACACATCAACACATAAGCAACTTAGGTGTCCTTGGCAATCAGTTGGAGCCAAGGGTGTTACTACGTTGGCTTCAAAATTGATGCTTGCACTTCTACCGCCACAAACAAGCTTCTTTAAACTACAGATTGATGAAACTACAATTCTTTCTGGTGAGTTAGATCCAAGGATTAAGTCTGAACTAGACCTGTCCTTTGCCAAGATCGAACGCACAATGATGGAATCCATTGCGGCTTCTGATGATCGTGTGGTTGTGCATCAAGCATTGAAGCATCTTGTGGTTGCAGGTAATGCGCTTATCTATATGGATAAGGAAAAACTAAAGCTCTATCCTATTAATCGTTATGTTGTCGATAGGGATGGTCTCGGTAATGTTATTGAAATAGTCACTAAAGAAAATGTAAGCAAGCATCTCCTTCCTGAATCACTAAAACTGAAGGAGCCGAAAACAGAAGATGAGTACAGTGGACCTAATGATACGTGTGATGTTTACACACACATAAAGCGAGACAACAATCGGTTTGTATGGCATCAGGAAGTTTACGATGAAATTGTTCCTGGTTCCCATGGTAAATCTCCTGTAGATACTAATCCTTGGCTTCCTCTTAGGTTCAACTCAGTAGACGATGAAGCCTATGGCCGTGGTCGTGTTGAAGAGTTTCTTGGTGATCTCAAATCACTAGAGGCATTGTCTCAAGCAGTGATTGAAGGATCAGCTGCAGCTGCAAAGGTTGTATTCACTGTGTCTCCTTCCAGTACTACCAAGCCAGCCACACTTGCTAGCGCAGGTAATGGAGCAATTATTCAGGGTAGACCTGATGACATCGGTGTTGTACAAGTCGGCAAGACAGCTGACTTTGCTACTGCATACAACATGATCCAACAGTTTGAACGTCGCCTGTCTGAGGCGTTCCTTGTTCTTACTGTTCGTCAATCTGAACGTACAACTGCTGAAGAGGTACGGATGACACAGATGGAACTGGAGCAACAACTTGGTGGACTATTCAGTCTGCTGACTGTTGAGTTCCTTGTTCCTTATCTTAACCGTAAGCTTAGCGTCCTACAAAAGGCTGGCGAGATTCCAAAGCTTCCTAAACGTATTGTCAAGCCAACCATTGTTGCTGGTGTCAATGCACTAGGCCGTGGTCAAGACAGAGAAAGCCTGCAAATGTTTATGCAGACCATTGCTCAAACAATGGGACCAGAAGCAATTATGAACTTCATCAATCCAGAGGAAGTCATCAAGCGTTTGGCTGCATCTCAAGGTATTGACGTCTTGAATCTTGTTCGCAGTATGGAAGAGATCCAGCAGCAAGAGCAGCAGCAAGCAGCGCAACAACAAGATATGGCACTTGCACAACAAGCAAGCCGGTTTGCTCAAGTTGACCAACAACGTGAAGCAATGGCAGCTGAACAACAACAACAATAATCTACCCAATGAGTGAAACACTTTCGTATCAAGAGCCAGCACCTACTGAATTAAATGAAGCTGAACAACAAGCTTTAGAAGTAGGTGAGCAGATGGAGGCTGATCAAAATCAGCTTCTGGCTGGCAAATATAAATCTGCTGGTGATCTTGAAAAGGCTTACCTTGAGTTGCAACAAAAACTTGGTGCTCAAGAGACGGAGCCTGAAGAGCAGTCTGAAGAACAACAAGAGGATACTGAAGAACAGCAACCAGAAGAGGATAACGATTCTGACAAAAATGAATCCAAGCCTTTAACTCAACAAGATATTGACTACCTCCACGGTCTTGCTGGTGGTACTAACGGTTACAAGCAAATGATTACTTGGGCATCTGAAAATATGGATGCAAGAGAAATCGAGATGTATGACCGTGTCATGGATAAGGGTGATGCAGCCTCTGTCTTGTTTGCTGTTAAGGCACTTGTTGCACAGTATAAAGATGCTGTGGGTTCTGATGGTGAGCTGCTTACCGGTAAGTCAGCAGCAAATACACCTAAGAATGAATTCCGTAGTCAACAGGAACTCGTTGCAGCAATGAACGATCCTCGTTATGACACTGACCCTGCTTATCGCAGTGATGTTTTAGAAAAGCTTGAAAACTCTAATATTGATTTTTAAGTAAAGCGTGGGAGGCACCTCATAGTCGGACCTCCCTTGCATTGGCATTGGCCCGTACGCGGATACCCTTTGCCGTCTAGACGGTGGGAATAGACCACAAAAAATTTTCTAAGATCTTAGTCCTGTTTATATTAATTTATCCATAACAATGGCACAACAAAATTCTACACTGACCACTAACCTTACACGGCCTGGTCAGGCTAATAGCACGGGTGATGCCCGTGCCCTTTACCTGAAGCTATTTTCAGGTGAGATGTTCAAAGGTTTCCAGAATAACACGATCGCTCGTGATTTGATCATGAAGCGTACACTGAAGAGCGGAAAATCTCTCCAGTTTATCTTCACAGGTCGCACAAAGTCTGAATTCCATACACCTGGAAACAGCATTTTGGGCAACTCTGATGGTGCACCTCCGGTGGCCGAGAAGACAATTACTGTTGATGATTTGCTGATCTCCAGTGCATTCGTGTACAATTTAGACGAGGTACTTTCGCATTACGATTTGAGGTCTGAGATCTCACGTAAGATCGGATATGCACTAGCTGAAAAGTATGATCGCCTTGCATTCCGTGCTATTGCACGTGGTGCACGTCAAGCATCTCCTATCACTAAAACTGGCTTTGTTGAGCCAGGTGGTACTCAGATCCGTGTTGGTGCAACCACCAATGATTCTGATGCTTTCTCTTCTTCAGCTCTGGTATCCGCGTTCTACGACGCAGCAGCTGCGCTTGACGAAAAGGGTGTCAGCTCTGACGGCCGCGTGGCCGTCCTCAACCCACGCCAGTACTACGAATTGATCCAAGCTGTTGGTTCCAACGGCCTGGTTAACCGTGACGCTCAGGGCACTGCTCTGCAAGGCGGCAACGGCATCATCGAGATTGCTGGTATCAAGATCTTCAAGTCCATGAACATCCCGTTCCTGGGCAAGTACGGCACCGCTTACGGCGGAACCACTGGTGTTACCTCACCTACCA